CACGTGCCCGTCACTGCCGTGCTCGCCTCGTTCGCCGCCTCGCCAGACGCGCCGATGCGCACGGCGTATGTCACGTCGCCGCTGTCGGCCGCCAGGGTGGGCTCCATCTCCTGGAGCAGCCCGTCGAGGGTGTCGTCCCACAGGCGGATGGGGCCGAAGTCGCACCACGACGTGATGGCCGTCCCGTCGTCGGCCTGTGCACGGGGGTGAAAACGCCGCACGTAGCCGTCCTTGCCGCCGAGCAGCACGCACGTGGACTCGGGGGTGTACGCCTTGTATTCAAGAACGGCGGTCGGCTCGTGCGGCGACTGGAACTGCTGCGGCCAGAAGCCCTTGGTCTCCCAGTCGAACCACCAGTGCGTGGCCGTGCGGTCGTCGTCGGGCGTCACGAACACGTGGATGCCCTGGTCCGTCTGGCTCCAAGCCATGCTCACGGTGTTCGTGACGGGGTCGGTGTTGCGCAGCTCTCGTGGCAGCACGGGCGCGCTCACAGGCTGCGGCTTGGCCTCGGGTCCGATGGGGATCTCGTAGAGTCCCTCCTTTGAGAGCAGCATCAGCGAGCCGTTGGGCGTCCTGCACCACGCGATCATGCCGACGTTGTGGCTGGCGTTCGTCAGGTCGCCCGCGTACGCGGGGTCGCCGCGCAGCGGCCAGATGCTGTTGACGCAGCCGAACACGAGGATGTCGTCGTTGTGCGGCGCCAGCGCCGTTACGGGCTCGCCGATCTTGCCGGCCGTGGCGTTGTTGCCCGCCACGGCGGTGGCTACGGTGGTGTCGTCGTAGTCCCAGTCGTTCGCGTCGTCCTGGTGGGACATGTACCAGTTGTGCGCGTCCCTGTAGGCGCCCGCCAAGACGACGCGCCCGCGATAGGTGCAGCAGTGCTTGCAGCCCGTGGGCACCTGCCCTTCGCCGCTGGTCGCCGTCCACAGCGTGAGGGTGTCGGCCACGGGGTCGTAGACCTTGGGGCCGCGCTCGACCCGGAACGACACGACCGTGAGGTTCGCGGTGAGCGTGGAGCCCAGCGTGAGCGTGCCGCTCGCTAGGGCGCTGATCGTGTACGTGCCCACGTCCGTGTGGTCGGTGACGCTGTTGACGGCGTCGATCACACAGACGTAGTCGAAGAGGTTCGCGCCGATTGCCGTCCAGTCCGCCACGCTCGCGCTGTCGAGCTTGGTCCCCGTGGCGTCTATCGTGCCATCGTCGTAATCGACCAGGTACTCCCCCCAGTCGGCGATGTAGAGTTTCCCCTGGTGCTCGGTCGCCTCGATGTGGTGGTCGGTCGCCAGTGCCAGGTCGGTGGTGACGGTGTCGAACTCGTCCATCCACGTGCTCTCGGTGTAGACCGAGCCGTTCGCGCTCGCCACGAGCAGGGGCCAGTTGACCTCCAGATTGCTGTCCGATCCGTACTCCACGCGGAACGTGTCGATGAGCGTGATGCCGTCCGCGTCCTCGCAGTCCGTGCCGAACCCGATGCGCTCGCCCGCCGCGGCGCTGATGGCCTGCGAGAGGAGCTGCGTGCCGCGCCAGTAGACCGTCACGGTGTCGCTGCTCACGTGCAGTGTGAGCCAGCCAGGCGACGCGATGGTGTCGTTCCCGCCGGTGAGCGCGTAGCTCGTCTTCACCGAGGACGCGTACACGTCCAGCGTCCCGCTATAGGTGCCTGCGGTGTCGTGCGAGGCGAACGCCAGCACCACGCCGTCCGTGGTGGCTACGGGCGTGGTGTCGTCCATGCGCGCGTAGATGTAGTACTGGCCGTCGTGGCTGCCCTGGTAGGGTGCCACGTAGAGGCTCACCCGATAGGCGTCCGACGTGTCCCAGTCGCTGAATGCGTCCCGCACCGCCCCGACGGAATCGTTATAGGCGACCCCCGTGTAGTCGTCGCCCAGGATGGACGGCGCCGTGCCCACCCACGACGCGGCGGTCCACACGTCGCCCAGCGCGTCCCCCTCGAAGTTATCGACCCAGACGCGGCGCCCGTCCTTGCGGACATAGTTGACCGTCTGGAGCATGCGCACGGGGTTGCCGCTGCCCAGTTCGGTGCGGTGCGATTTCTCCAGGCCCTCGCGCGAGCCGCCGCGCGTGCGCCCCTCCAGGGGGCCGTCGGGGCGCACGTTCAGCGCGTCGGGTGCCGTGTAGGGCGGCTGCGATTGGTAGCCCCAGCGTCGGTTGACGCCCGCCATCGGCCACCTGACCGTGAGCGAGCGCTGCTTGGGGCCGCGTGACTTTGGCATCTAGCAGGGAATCTCCCGTGGCCACAGGGTGTCGAGAACCGCGCGCACTGTGGCGCGGTCAATCTCCTTTGTCTGTTCGTCCAACTTGGCGTAGTCTCCGCCCGTCCAGTAGGGCTCGCCAGTCCGCGCAAGGACGTTGGCACAGTACGCCCTGTGGACGGCGGCTGCACAGCGCTCCATAAGGGCAGGGTCGAGCTTGAGCACGGTGGCCTCCAAGCCGTTGGGTGTGGGGCGGGCACCGCGCCCGCCCCTGTGGATGGTCTAGGCGAACAGGCGGCTGATGGCCTGCCCGCGCACGGTGAGGGTCTTCGGCTCTGCGGCGCCGTCGGCGGCAACGCAGACGTAGGGGATGAAGTCCGTGGCGTCGGTGAGCGCGAGGCTCGTGGCCACCAGCGCCCCGTTGATGTAGAAGGTGGCGATGCGCGTGGCGCTGATCTTGATCGCCAGGTGGTAGACGGTGCTGGCGGCGACGGTAACGCCGCTATCAGCGGACACGTCCACGTTGCCGATGGAGTTCACGGCCTGGAACTTGCCCGTGTTGATGGCGTTCTCGTAGCGGAAGAACACCTGGTCGGCGTCGGTGGCGACAACGTCGGTGCTGGTGAGCTTGAGGCCGGCCCACACGATGCTGTTGGTGATGTCGGCGCCCGTGACGATCACGCACTCCCACTCCGTCTCCTGGTCCGTGCCCCACGTGACGTTGGACCACGCGGTTTGGCTCGTGTCCAGGTGCGGCAGCAGGAACACCTCGTCGCCGTCGGCGCCGTCCGTGGTGAACACGATCCCGCCCTCGGCGTTGAACGTCACGTCGTCGCTGGAGCAGTTCGTGCCGAGCACCTCGAACTCTTTGTCCGTGATGTGCATCGTGGCGAACTCTGCCTTGGTCGCGCCGTCGCCCGAGTCGTCCGCAGAGGCCGGGATGATGTCGGCGGTCAGGCCGGGCTTGCCACGCGCGCCGGCGACCCACACCAGCTCGAACCTGTCGGACAGGCCGTGTGCGGACAGGAACTTGTTGTTGGCGTCCACCACGAGTGCGCCGCGAGTGTTGTCCCACGAGATGTTCGTGTCGGCGCCCGTGCCGAAGTTGATGTTCACGTCGTCTGCCACCGTGGTGGCAGCGCTCTGCGTCACGGCGCCCGTGATGGTGGTGGCGCCGCTGAACGAGTTGGCGCCGGTGAAGGCGTTCGTTCCGCCCTCGGTCGGGATCTTGGAGAAGCTGGCGGAGGCCACCGTGCCGGCGTTGACGAAGACGCCCTCGCCAGCCGTGGCGTCCTGGTCGATGAAGACGCCGTTGATGCAGAGGTCTTCGGTCGGGGCGGTATCCCCGGCCAAGAGGTAGCGGCCCTTGCTGTTGGTGTTGTCGTTGTGCTCGCCCATGGTGTGGCGGTCCTATCAGGGTACGTAGGTCTCGTTGCCGCCATGCACGACACCGTGCCTGGCTCTGTACTGCGTGTGGTAGTTCGTGCCGAGCGTGCGCGGTGTGAGTTGGCGGTCTGTCTTGATGGACGCGGTCAGGCGGCGCACGTACGTGCCGTACTCGGCGCCGGGCGCCCCTGCCCGCAGCATCTCGGCCGCCGCGCGAACGGCGGCCTTGACGGTTTCCGCGTGTTGCGCGCCGCCCAACGGGTGGTCGGCGGCGCCGCTCACCATCTTGTCGGGGATGGGAGCGTAGGGGAAGGTGACATCGTAGGCGGCGTCTGGTGCGGGGTACCACACGATCTCGTGGCGGTTGCCGGTGGTGCCGTCGAACGTCTTGGGCCGGATGGCGAAGACGCTGGGCACGGTGGTGGTGGTGCTATCGTGCTGCCGGAGGCGCAGCACTTCGGACTCCGAGCGATACACGATTGGGCGGTATCCCTGGGCGTCGTCGTCTATGGTGATGAAGGG